ATTGTTGCCGCTGCCGTTGTCTTTCTCGCCACGCTGTATTTTTCCCTTCTGCGTCCCTCCATCAAATATCAGTCCGCTTGCAGAGCGCTGGAATCGCAGGACTACAGAACCGCTGCGGAAAGCTTTATTTCCCTCGGTGAGTACAGGGATTCCGGAAAACTGGCGCAGAAAGCGATGTACAATTACGTGAACGCCCACATGAATAGCAAAGATGCCACTTCCGTCCGGTACGTAAAGAGACTTCAGCAACTCGGTTATCCGGGGGCGGATGACTTATCCTCCCGTCTGTACAAATGGTGGGCCGTTGTTCTTACCTGCGCCGACCCTGATGACAGGGATTCCAAGCCAAAATTCCACGACGGCGACCCCATTTACTTCCATGCGACGTTTGGCGGAGGAGAACCCGGCAAAACATTGACCTTCCGCTACGAGGTATTTGTTGAGTCTCGATACAGCGGCCTCGATGACCACGAGGAAACAGGTACCGCAATCTACGATCCAGCAGAAACGGATAATACATGGTGGTACGGCTGGGAGGACTTCCCGGCAAACGGCTACCGCTACGCCTCCATCAAGATTTACGATGATTCCACCAATGAGCTTCTCGGCGAGGCCGGCGCTCTATTCACTCCCGACAGCACCACATACCAGCAGACCTATACTGCTACCTCCACTACAGAACCAACGATACCAGAGCCACCCGACACCAGCGACATCGTTATTCCCGATGTGCCGGATTACTCCCACATTCTCGACAAATACGAGGACGACACCTATACCTCCGACACCACCACCCAGGAAAAGCCCAAAAAGCAGAAATATGTCCGCCAGTACAACCCCGAAACAGGCACATGGGACTGGATGTGGGTGGACGACGATTAAAAGCAAACCACGCACGGCATCCGCCGTGCGTGGTTCATTTCTTCTGCACAATCTCATAGCAAGCGAAATCGTCCGACTTCCCATACAGTCCGCAAATGTCCCGGTTCTTGCACTCCCCACATCGCCATCTGCGCTCACATTTTACACCAGACGTACTTTCTGGCCGTTCCGGTCGTTTCTTCACTCTCGACCCAAACGAAAACGGTCTATACTTCCCCACAAAACCACCACCCTTTCTTCAGGAGCATTTTACCCTATGCCGACTCTCCGGTCAACCGACCGGAATATTTTTTTGCCCGCTTCCCTTGACACGGTGCCTATACTCTATCGCAGAAACACAAGAAAGGAGGTTTCCCCATGACCCCCTCCAACATCCACCTGGGCGATACCGTCACCCGCCGCATCGAGGCCACAGACCGCAAGGCCACCGGAACAGTCGTTTACATCCACCCGGAGGGCCGCTACTACATCGTCGAATTTGACCTCGGTCTCTACAAATTCCGTGAGTCCTTCAACACCTGAAAATTTTTTCAAAAACTTTCAGAAGTTCCCTTGACACGGGGCGCATACTTAAAATTGCCGAAGGGGAGACCCCTTCCCCGACGGCTTCGGTGTACCCCCCGAATTATATAAGCCCTTCCGTAAGAAAGGCTGCGCCGGTATTACATCCATTCTTCCGGTGTTCCCAGCGCAATTCTGGCAGGAACGCGATCACGGGGGCGCAAGCCCCTCTGTCGCACGTCAGCTCGCCCACCAGGACGTAAACAAGGTGGGGATCCGGTGTCGTAGCTCAGCTGGCAGAGCAGCTCATTCGTAATGAGCAGGTCGTGGGTTCGATCCCCACCGATACCTCCAATTCTACGTGGACACCGCGAGTGACGAGCGTTTAGCGGGACAGCCGTATGGGTGATGCGAAGTCCTGAAGTAAGCCCCTCAAGCCTCGATGTTGTAATTGCGCCTGTGATCTGCTGGCAAAAGCGAGGCACGGAAAAGATCTGGCAGCTCGGAAAGACGAGCACCCCCCTCAATGCAGACGTAGCTCAGTCGGTAGAGCACCGCGCCAGGAGGTATGTCGTTGGTTCGAGTCCAACCGTCTGCACCAGATCCAGTGCTCCGGCGAAGTACAAGCTGGAACGGGCTTCCTGGGATAGAGCACAAGAAGGAAGCAGAAACGTGTACCTATCGGGGCTAACCGCAAGCAGCCGACACGCAGCGGTGACAGCCGGGAAAGACCGGCACCCCCCTCATGGAGATGTGGCAGAGTCGGTAATTGCGTTCTGCAACTCCCGGCAGGAACAGCCGTGTGTGAGTGACACGGGAGCACACACGGCGCACGGAGGTTCGAATCCTCCCATCTCCACCATAGGCGTGACCTCTTGCCTCGCAGCCGCACGGAGCGTAAGCCTGCGAAAGTGGTCTTTCCTGTGCGCTGTACGAAAGCGGCAGGACGAAGAAATTTATGTATTGGCTGGCACCGGCTTTGTAAAGATGAACGGATGCGACCGACGTACCGGCGCAGGGCTGAAAAGTTCCGTGGTTGGTTCGGGTGCCGGCGTGTGCGGCGAAAATCCGAGGCGAAACCTGTAGATGTGGAAGCGGCGTGGTGGCGGCTGTCTTTGGACAAGGCCGCCGTGTAGGTCAGTAGCCATCCGCACCGGCACCCCGCCAACTGTGTCTCCGCAAAATTTGCAGCGTTAGTGTTCAACGGTCAGCACACCAGCCTTCCAAACTGGGAGTGGCGGTTCAAATCCGCTACGCTGCTCCATGCCCGCCTGATGGATGACTTCCCCCGTCAGGAATGAAACCTCCGCATCTGGCAGCGGTGTCGCCGGGTCGAACCAGCCGGTAGCATGATTTGGGCGTGACAGCGAACGTAGGAACGCCCCACCCCCATCGGGGAGGCGGGCATCCCCCAGCCCGTCCTCCCCACTCTCTACGCAGGAGCGCCGTTGGGGCGCTTGCACGGCACACACAGAAATCTCCTTTCTGCTGCTGTTGTTCGGACACATCAACACCTCCAATGTTCATGTCATCTTTTCCGTGCGCCGGCAAGCCTTGCGGGTTCGACTCCCGCCTCCTGCTCCACCGGACGCGACAGGCGTCCGCGGTCCAGATAGGACCTCCTTTATAAATGCTGTGGCCGTAAGAAGCAGCACCGGGTTTTGTTCATTTTCCCCGGCTCCTGTTGGAATACAGGCAGGCCAAGCGATTTCTCCTTCCGGGCGGCGCGGTCTGGGCAACCCGCCGCCCAAACCCCTAGCTCAATCGGCAGAGCAGGCCGCTCATAACGGCCCGGTTCCGGGTTCAAGTCCCCGATCCCCCACCAGCCGCAAGGCGATAAAACGTTTCAGCCTAAAATCCACAACAGAAAGGAGGCACATTACATGACCAAGAGCGAGTTTATTTCCACTCTGGCAGCAGCGACCGACATGAAGAAGTCCGACGTCGAGCGCGTGATCGCCGCCGCTGCCAACACCCTTACCGGCGTCATGCGTTCCGGCGACAGCGTGAATATCTCCGGCTTCGGCATCTTCACCAGCAAGGTCCGCGACGCGCACCCCGGCAAGAACCCCGCTACCGGCGAGGTCATCACCGTCCCCGCTAAGCGCGTGGCCATCTTCAAGCCCGCCAAGCAGCTCAAGGATGCCGTCAACAGCTGACGCGCCATCCGCAGCCATACAAAATATCCCACATTGCGAGCCGGACGGCACACCGCCCTCCGGCTTGTTTTGTAAACTATATTTCCGTTGCGTTTTGAATATCGGCAAATATGAAAACACAGCCAGTGAAAATCATAACACGCTTTGCAGAAACACAACAAATAACCTAAGAACCACTTTGCGAAACTTTTTACGAAAAGGAGAAACCTGACATGATCTACTTCGACAATGCCGCTACCACGCCGCCCGTTCCCGGCGCATTTGGTGCCGCCACACAGTGCGCCATCTTCGGCAACCCTTCCAGCGCCCACGCCGTTGGGCGCGAGGCCAAGGCCGAACTGGAATCTTGCCGTGCCATCATCGCCGACAAATTGAACTGCAAACCGGACGAGGTGTATTTCACCTCCGGCGCCACCGAAGCCTGCAACTGGATGGTCAGATGCCTCCGCATGGAGTCCGACGGTATCATCTACAACGGCACCGTTCACCACGCCGTCAGCGAAGCCATTTACGCCTACTCATCCCCTAACGCGCCCCGAAGCAAGCCCTCCGCCATCCTCTCCCTCGTCAACAATGAAACCGGTCAGATAAGCGACGTGGCAGCTTTCTGCCGTAAAAACCGTCCGCACCGCATCGGCCTTGACGCCACCGCCGCCGTAGGACACATCCCCGTGGACTTCAAGGCGCTGGGTGCGGACTACATGGCCTTCGGCGGCCACAAGTTCGGGTCCCTCAAGGGCATAGGCGCGTTGATCGTCAAGGAGGGGTGCCCCATCGCCCCCATGATCTTCGGCGGCGCACAGGAGCGCGGTATGCGCGGCGGCACGGTCTCCGTCCCCCTTGTCAGTTCTATGGCCGCCGCACTCACATGGCGCTCCCTCCACATGGCAGAAAATGAGAAAGCTATCCGCGCCGTCGCTCAGGAGCTTATCATTTCCCTTGGTTGCCACCGTGTGGATTTCGACATCAATCTGCCCGGCGGCAAAAGCAGTAAGGATTGCGCTCCCCACATCCTCTCCATCCGCTTCCCCGGTGTCTACGGCGCTGCCCTCGCCGCCGCCCTCAGCGAACGTGGCGTCATGGTCTCCACCGGCTCCGCCTGTTCCTCCGGTGACAACGCCGCCTCCGCCAATCTCATGGCCAGCGGTCTTACCGAGCAGCAGGCACTGGAGACCATCCGCTTCTCCTTCGACTGGTACAACACCCGTCAGGAGGCGGCCCATGCCGCCCGCATCATCGCTGATATTGTCCCCGCACTCCGCCGCGGTTAATTCCGAAAAAATTTTTTCAATTCCCTTGCACAAAATCCGCATTTGCCGGTAGACTATACTATGACAAAATTTTGTAAGGAGGACACCACCATGTCTATCAGACCTGAAAAGCTCAAGCAGTACATCTCCCTCAAGGAAGCGGCCCTCACCCTGCGCCCCGACTTCGCTGTGGACTTCAACGATCCCAAGCCCGAAAGCAACGCCGCCACGGTCTCCGTCGTGCTCCATACGCCGTTCATCGGTCTGGACAAGGCCAAAACCACCATCGCTTCCCTGTTCACGTTCTGCGACACGTTCATTGTCGCCGACAGCGATGTGATCCACAATATCGTCCGCTTCACCTTTGGCGTGGACGGTATGCAGAAGGAGGAATGACCCCATGCTCGTCACCAACGTGATAAAGCGCGAATACCCCTTCACCGTCCGCCGCAAGCGGGACGGTGAGATTATGACCATGCTTATCACCGCCGAAAGTGAGTCCGCCGCCCGCCTCCTGCTCCCCGACACCGTGGAGATTTTGGAGCCCCGCGAACCCCACAGGAAGGAGGAATGACCTATCCCGAAAACATCTGCCGCCGAGCGCAAGCTTTGCGCCGCAACAGATTCCTACATCAAAAACTGCGCCGCCACCGGTGCTTCCCCCCGCACCGTCGAGGCGTACACCGCCACGCTGGAGAACTTCGTCAACTTCTTCATCGAGTCCAAGGAGAACTACGCCGACCCCTCCTACGCCACCATCCTTTTGTGGCGCGACAACCTGATCGACAGCGGCTGCAGCACCTACACCGTCGCCCTCTACGTCAACCGGCTCCGCACCTTTTTCGACTACGCCAGCGACCCCGAGTGCGGCGGCTGGTACGCCAACAACCCTGTCTCCCGCCGCCTGACGCCCGACACCCGCAAGACCGCCCGCCGTCCCTATGATGTGCTTCTCACCGACCAGCAGGTGATGAAGCTTTGGCGCAACGACAAGCCCGCCACCGCCAAGGCGAAAACATGGCCCCGGAATTACGCCATCGTCATTATGCTTCTGACCACCGAGCTCCGCAACGCCGAGCTTCTGGACCTTACCCCGGCAGATCTCCACTGGGAGGACGGCGAGCTCTCCGTCGAGAGCGGCAAGGGCAGCAAGTTCCGCCGCATCGAGTTTCCCGACATTGCCCAGTCCGCCGTCCGTATCTATCTGGCCAGCGGCATCCGCCCGAAGGACCTTCCCGACACAGCGCCCCTGTTCGGCAACACCGCGCCAAAGGGTTCCTTCGGTCCCCGCACCGACGACGAGAGCCGCGAGTGGCAGCGCGGCTCTCGCCAGTGGCTCTCCACCCTTGTGGAATCCCACGTCAAGGCCGTCACCGGCGTTCCAAACATCCGCAGCCACGACCTGCGCCATGTAGGCGCTCGCATCGACCTCAACGCCGGTATGAAGCAGGAGGAGCTTCAGTCCAAACTGGGTCACACCAACCCCAACGTCACCCAGCGCTATTCAGGCCGTCTGCTTTCCCGCACCGGCAAGCGTTCCGCCGCCCTCGTTCTCGAAGCCCGTGAGCGTCAGGCGGACATCAACGCCAACATTTTGGCCGGGAGCGTGCAAAATGTGTAAAAATTTGTCACCCACCATTGACGTGTCCGCCCGTTCGTGCTACAGTAAATGTGATGCAGCCCTCCCTCTACACACAGGTTGCGTCTCCCACTTTTCAAGTCCTCCCGCCGTCGAGTGTCACCCCCCCTTCACTCCCGGCGGGAGGCATCTTTTTATTTCGCCCGCAAACGCCCTCTGCGGCGTTTCTTTTTTACCCGTCAAACTACCCTCCTGTTAAAGTAGAAAGCCCCCTGTGACGCTCTGTGCGCCGCAGGGGGCTTATTTTTATTTCTCCGGTCGTTTTGATCTATCGCCTTATGCGCTCCGCGGTCACTTCACGATCTCCCACGTGCCGCTTTTCCCGTCCGCGCTCCGCGTCACTTTCACGGTGTACGTTTCGGTCACGGTCGGCTGTTCCGGTGTCTCCGGCTGTTCCGGCTCCTGCGGCTTCTCCGGCTCCACATATTCCAGCCCGCAGAACTCGCACAGCGCCTTGCAGTCCGCCACAGCGCAATCCTCCATGTGCTCGTGGAACCACGCCGCGTCCTCCGGGTTGTCGTGGTACACGTGCTCCTGGTACACAGCGTAGGCGTTCGTATCGTCCAGCTCGTGCAGGTCGCTCCGCGTCGCCGTCCGGCATCCGTGGGGGTAGATGGCCTTCCGGTACTTCACCATCAGCTCCGCCAGTTTCTTCCCGTTGGCGCTGCTGGGGTGGTACATGGACAAAAAGCCCTTTACCGTGCCGTGCCCGGTGGGGCCGTTGGTGCTGCCGTTGGTGTGGGACACATAGTGCACCTTTGCGCCCCACTTGTTGCTCTCCTTGATGGCGCGGTACATATAGTCCGGGCCGTACTCGTCGCTCATGGGCGTCCGGCGTGGGCCGCGCATGATGTCAAAGCCGCACCGCTCCAGCATGGGCTGCAAAATATCCAGAAACTCGTTGTTCTCGAGAGTTTCGTAACATTGCTGCCCATCGGGACGCTTATAGCAGCACTGGTTGGCCATGTGGTACGCCGGGGACAGATAGATCTTCGGCTTCTCCGCAGGCGCGTCCTCGTCGCTCTCCTGATAATCCGGGTAGCCGAAGGTGTACGAGGATTTCACGCTGGCATACTCCTTTTCGTACACGCCGCCGCCATTGCTCACCACGCCGCTCTGCGGGCTGGTGTTGCCCTCGATGGTGCGGAAGCCCTTGCCCACGATCTCCGTCACGATGCCCGTGTGGTCATCGCCGAAGAATACCTGTGCGCCCACCTTCGGCGTAGTGCCCAGCTGCCCCGCAGCCTTGAAGTACCGCTTCAGGTAGTACACGCCCGCGCCCAGACTGTCGTCCGGCAGGTTCTGCAGCCGCTTCGCCTCTGATACGCCGAACGCCTGCACGTTCACCCACGCCACAAACGTGGTGCACCACGGGTATCCCTGCTTTTTCCCATTGTAGAAATGGGGGATGGCGTCAATGTCCCGTGCGTACTTCGTGAAGTTCTTGTCCCCTGCGTTGGCGGTCTTGCTGTCCAGCTGCGCGTTGGACGCTTTCTCAAGATAGCCCAGCTCCTCCCGGGCTATCTTGATGACCTTACTGCCGCCGTTCATACGGCCTCCTCCACCTTGTCCTTCAGCTGCTTCGTGATCTGATTAACGCCCGTCGCCGCCAGACCGCTGACGATACCCACAGCCGCGCTGGTGATGTAGTCCTGCGCGGGATAGTCGGGGATGATAAACATACCCACCACGCCCAGCACAAGGCCGCACACGCCCATGATGACCGGGATCCACTTGTCGTTCAGCCCGCTGGCCTTAACAGCCATGCCGATGAGGTAGCACACGACGGTGATCGCCGCCACACTTGCAATGCCCAAAGATGCAAAATCCATACTGTTCTTCCTTTCCGGCGTCAATGCGCCTGTCCTGTTTGTGTAAAACAAAATGGGACTGCTGCCGGTGTTCTCCACCGGCGCAGCCCCATTCGGCTCTCTACCGCGGCCCCATCGCCGCGAGTATTTGTTTGTGCGGTTGTCTCTTACTTTGCTTCGGTCTCGCCGTACACGCTCTCGATCAGCGCACACAGGTCCGTGTACTGCTCGTCCGTGATACGCCCCACGGCGTAAAACACGTCGCACTTCTGCTGTGCCTCTTCTTTCGTCTTGTAAAACCGCTTGTTGATGAGCTTCGTCATAATGTTGTACATAGTCGTTCTCCTTTCAGTTTGCCGTCCGCAGACCGCTGCCTGTGCTCTCACGTTTCCTCTGCTCCATCTTCCGCAGGAATATGCGCCACAGCAGCCCGCACTGGTAGTCCGAGAACCCCTGCTCCCACAGCAAGTCCCAGCCCACCACCGGGTGGCGCGGTATGGGCGCCATTATGATGCCGCCGGTGTTGGGGTGCTCCTTGTTGTACTGCGCTATGTATTCCTCCGTCCTCGTTCCTCTCTTGAATAACAGCATAGTTGTCCTTTCCGCGCTCACGCGCTCTCCTTGTGTAGCCTGATACACACGATGCCCGAACCGCCCGCGCCACCAGTACTTACAGAGCCCTCATTGGCACCGCCTCCGCCACCTCCGGTATTAGGAGTAGCGGTCATTCCTGAACCACCATTACCACCACCGCCAGCGCCGCCAGATGTAGGAGTACCAAGAATATTTCCCGCACCCCCACCTCCAGCATAGAGTTTACCAGTCGTTTCACCGAACTCTCTTGTGGTAGTACCTTGGCCAGTGCCTATGGGGTATTTAGTTGCATTAGGTTGCGGATTTGCCGCGCCACCATCACTTCCGTCGCTTCCCCCTGCACCCGCAACATTGTAAGGTGACGTTATGCCTCTACCAACACTCTGTCCACCACCAGAACCACCGCTGCCACCACAGATGAGATACGGCCAGTTTGCTGAGGAAAGTGAACTGCCAGAGGTTATCGCTGTGGACACTTTTCCACCCCCAGCGGTTGCACCAAAAGCAACAGTATCACCGCCATTTGTGGGAGATGTTACCACCAGAGCATTATTATTATTATTGAACTTACTACTTCCAGCAGAACCACCGGTGCCAATGACAATTTCGTATTCCAAGTTTGTCCTTGGTATAATGTTTAACAGGGTCTTTGTAAAACCGCCAGCGCCGCCACCGCCACCGCCATAGTTGGAGCCATCAATATACCAACCGGAACATCCACCGGAGCCTCCTCCAACAAGAAACGCATCAATGGCTGCTTCCTTCTTGAACTTCAGCACACCCGTGGTCAGAAATTCCACAACGCCGTCCTCCAGCCGTTCATTGTACGTTCCGGTGTACTCGAATTCTAATCGTTTAGCAGTACCCCCCCCCCGCAATTAACGCTTTACCGATAATTATGCTCATCCGATAACCTCCATATCCGCCTGATAGATGGTTTCCACAGCCTCGCCCAGCTGCTGCGTCAAACTGTCTATCTCGTTGTTGGCTTCCTCCAGTGCCGTCAGCACCTCCTTGCCGTCACGGTAGAACTTGCCCTCCTTGTACGTGTCGCCCATGCCCACCGGCCTGTCACCGGTGTACACGGCGGAGGGGAAGAACTGCTCGTTCCGCTTGTCCATTTCGATGATGTTGGTCACTGTGCCGTTTTCCACTAATGCGTATCTCACTTAATCACGCTCCTTAATCCGAAATCTTGGTGGCGTTTGCGGTGAACCATGCGTAGAACTCCGGGGAAACTACCTGATAGCGGTTCCAGAATTTTATGGTTTTTGCTGTTGCTTGTCGCCATGTGTTGTAGGTAAAACTATATGCTTCTACATAATTTGATGACAAGTCGCCTGGGTTATGCCCAAAGCACAGTTCTTTGTTGGAAGAAAGTACTTGCACGCCCATCACGCCATAAAGACTGGAGCCAGCATAGGCAACTGTCCCGTCATAATCGAAGTTCTCTGTAAACAAGGTACTCGGCATGGTAAGTGTGTCATTAAACTTCCACGTTCCACTCAGCACGTTTTCAGTGGGGTCGTCTTGGTGCAGACGGATACACACGATACCGCTGCCGCCAGCAGTTCCTTGACCGCCGGTGCCGGAACCACCAGCAAACGCTTTCCCGCCGCCGCCACCGCCGCCGGTATTAGCTGTAGCGTCAGTTGTGGAATTTCCATTTGCACCGCCGCCTTCACCGCCAGCTCCCGCAGTTCCATAGTTTCCGTATATTCCCGAGCCGCCACCACCGCCGCCGGCGTACAGCTTTCCGGTTGCTTCGCCAAATTCTCGCGTGGTAGCGCCTTGTCCTTTTCCGGGGCTTCCGGTTGTCGGAGATCCGACACTCCCACCATCCGATCCGTTTGACCCGCCATCTCCGGCGTTCGTCTGCCCGCTTGCGGCGACGCCGCCTTTACCGCCGCCGGAGCCGCCGTTAGCAACAGTTCCACCTGTAACTGTGTAACCAAAAGCAGAAGTCTCCCCGCCGGAGTTGCCACCACCGGTTCCGCCCGCGCCAATAACAACTTGGTATGCCACCCCTTTTCGCAGCAAAGCGTTTACAATAGTTCTTGTGTATCCACCGCTACCTCCGGCTCCGCCGTTGCTGGATGTTCCAATAGACACACCACCGGCACCACCGCCAACCATAAACACATCCACATACGTATCCTTTTTCATCGTCAGGATGCCGGTTTCCAAAAACTCCACTACACCGTCTGCGGTACGCTCATTGAACGTACCGCCCGTGTAGGTAAAGTCCAGCCGATTGGCAATTCCGCCGCCCCCTGCTGTCACCGCCCTGCCTGTAATTACGCTCATATAACCCTCCGTTCCCGACCTCCGAAACGGAGGCCGTGTTTATTCTTTGTGTACGCGCATACAGATGATGCCCGAGCCGCCGCTTCCGCCCGAGGTACTGTCGCTGGGAGAATGGGCGTAATTAAACCCACCGCCTCCGCCTCCACCAGTATTAGGAGTTCCGTCCCCAGCAGAACCACGGAATTTTGCACCATTGCCACCGCCGCCTGCGCCACCGGCTCCGGAGTCTGCATTATATCCGTCGTCGTATGTAGCGCCACCGCCGCCGCCGCCGGAATACAATTTCCCGGTAGTCTCGCCAAACTCCCTTGTAGTTGTGCCCTGTCCGGTTCCGCCTGCGCCACCGCCATTGGCACCGGAAGCACCATCAGAACCACCGCCCCCGCCAGGTGCACGACTGGCACTATTCGCATAGCTGCCACCACCACCGCCAGAGCCGCCGTTGCCACCTGTCCTGGTACTGGTTGATGCGTGTTTTCCACCCTCCGATGCTGTAAAAAACCCATCGGATCCAGTGATAGATGTTGTCCCTCCGTCTGTGGGGCTCGCTCCAGTTTTTGTCGACCCCCCTGTGCCACCAGCCCCAATAACTATGTTATAAGTGCCTTTTCGAAGTAGGGTATTCAAAACCGTCTTTGTGTAGCCTCCACCACCCCCACCGTTACATAAAGCTGATGATAGGCCGTTTTGTGCACCACCACCGCCGCCGCCCACAAGAAACAGGTCCGTGTACACGTCCTTCTTGATGGTCAGCACGCCGGTAGACAAAAACTCCACAACGTTGTCCTCTGCGCGGCGGATGTACTGCCCGGAATACTCGAAATCAATATCCGGTGCTACACCACCCCCCCCGCTATTTGCGACTTACCGATAATTACCATCGTTAAACTACCTCCTTCACGTCGTACACCGTCACCTGAATGTTCAGGTCAGCGGTGGGCTTCTCTCCCACCGCGTAGGCGGTGAATGTTCCGTTGTTGTTGGCGATGTAGATGGCATTGGTGCCATCGTCCAGCATCTGCTGTATCGCCGCTGCGTCTGCCTGAATGTCCGCCTGACTGGTGGCCGTTCCGCCTGTGATGGTCACGCCCTGTGTATAGGGGCTTGCGCTGCCTGTCCAGCTTGCCGCCGCCAGCGTCAGCGATAGTTTGTCCGTTATGTCCTGCTTGTCCGGGAACCCTGTGCTCAGCTCCTCCACCTCGTTGCACAGCGCGTTCAGGTTCTCCGCGTTCAGTGCAGGCGGCGCACCGTTGTTCCATCCGGGGTTCTTGTAACCTGCCATATCGTCCCTCGCTCCTTTCGTCCGTCAATTTTTTGCTACGGTCCACAGGGCATCGCCCTGCCGTATCAGTATCTGTGCGCCCTCCGCGCTTCCGGTCTCAGCCCACGGCACCGCGCAGATCAGCGCCTGCTGCCGCGTGTTGTCCTGCGTCTCGCAGGTGATCTCCGCGTTGACGAATACCCGCATCAGTTCACCCTTTCGGTTTTTCAGGAATAAGGTGTTCTGCGTCAGCGCCAGCGCAAACAGCGCGTCCCGCTTCGCCAGCGTGTCGCTGTACTCCGCATTGGCGCCCACCTCGCCGATATAGCCGCTCAGCTCGCCGCTTTGGTACAGCTGCGGCACCATCTGCACCGTGGGGTATCGGGTGAAGTTTTCCAGCAGCGTCGGTCGGTTGTTATTGCTCACCGTCCCGCTCTCCACGTTCAGGCTGAACCGGAATAGCTCCTCCACCCGGTATACGTTTTCGCCGTCCTCCGTGCAGGAGAGTATCGTCCAGTCCCACAAGCACACCGTCACCGGCTGGCTGGGCAGCGCCGTAGTCACAAAGGACCTTTCCCCCACGCCGAATACGTAGTAGGTGTACGTTCCCTGCGAGGCCGCCGCGCAGTCGATCACGCTGCGCTCCGCGTACCCTACGTCCGCCACGTGTACCAGAGACGCTGCGCCCTCCTCCCTGCGGTATACGGCCCAGCCCGTCAGCGGCTCCTCCGCCACGATGTTGCCGCCCCGCAGGTCTGTGGCGAAGTCCGCCAGCAGCAGCGTCCTGTCGCCGAACTCCGGCGTGTATCCCGCTGTGCTCATCAGCGCTGTCACCACCGTGTCCGTCAACTCGCCCTCTTCTATCCACAGGTAGTCGCACACCTGTGCGCCCACCAGCTTCACGCTCACCACAGTCATGTCCGCCATCACCGCGTCCGCCATGTATTTCAGCACCGAGAATTGGCTGGCACGGGGGAATAGCCGCACCGACGGTTTCAAACTCTCCGCCGGGAATAGTCCTCGCTCATACCGCCGCCGCACATACAGCTTTCCGCCCGTCAGCGCCACCGTCAGCTCATCCTCCGGGGCAAAGGCAGCGTTCACCCGGCCTATCTCCGCGCCGCCCTGTATAGCCCGCACCGCCGTTGTGCTCACCGTCACCGTCAGCGCCTTTCCGTCCGCGCCGGTCAGGCTGAATAGCGTCGCCGGCAGTGCCTTGACCGTTCCCTGCCAGACGATGCTTATGGGCGTCGTCAATGCCATCGCTTCTCCCGTCACCGTGTCCCACGTCACCGTGGATCCGGCGCCCAGGTTCAGATCCCCGTTTCGGATGGTGTATTCGCCCTCCGCCGTGCCCGGTATGTCGTAGGCACCCGGCCACGACACCAGCACGCCGCTTTGCTTCCGCTTTACGCACGTCACCACCGCGCCGGTATAATTGCTGGCGCTGTATTGCACCGCGAACTGTACCCATCCCGTGTCTGCCACCACGCCGTTGCTGGTCTCCACCCGGCACCGCACGGCGTATTCCTGCCCGGTGAATAAGCCGTCGTAGTAAAACGCCAGCTGTGCCGTCGCCACGTTGCCCGTGTCGTACAGCACGTCCTCCGTGTCCGCTGCCGGCGCAAGCTGCCACCGCGCCCAGATAATGGGGTCGCCCTGCGCCTGCGAATAGCTGGCCGTCCACGTCATCTCCTTTGCCGCCACCGGCTTCGTAAAGTCGTTGATGGTCAGCACCGGTGCGCTCCGGCACACGAATACCGATGCGCTCTGCTGCGTCACGCTGTCCGCGTCTGTCCACCACTGGGTGATGAGCAGCTTGTAGCTGTTCCCGTTGGTGATGCCCGCCGCCGCCAGTTCCGCCGCTGTGATCGTGTAGCTGAAAAACACCACATCGCCCTTGGCGTTCCGCCCGTAGAAGGGGCAGTTGTCCGTCCGTTTTCCCGAGTCGTACAGCTGTGCGCTCTCCGCCGTGTTGGCCAGAATTTTTATCTCAAACGCCGTCATGGCGTTCTGTCCGTCCACCTGCCAGGTCACGGTCATGTTTTGGCTTGCGTCCACCGTCCCGTTGCCCAGCGCTCCCAGCGTGGAGGGCGTGATATTTGTCGGCATAAAAAGTGCCATATCGTCCTTCCCTCCTTCCGTTTATGTCTTTGTCTCCGTTTTCAGCGGCCAGACCGTCACCGTCGCCACCGGGAAGTCCGCCACGCTGGTGGCGGATATGGTCATCTGCCCCTCTCCTGTCAGCGGGCGGGAAAAGCCTGTCACCAGGTGCCGTTCCGTGGGGCTCCCCTGCTTATCCCGGCGCACCAGCGTCACAAGCTCGTTCTCCTTGATGTGAAAAATCTGCCCGCAGCTGATGTCTACGCTTTTCTGCAGCACCGTGGACCGCTTCAGCTCCCACTCTGCCCTGTCCCGGCACATGGTCTCCGTTGCGTAGCCGTCCTCCTCTGTCCACACCGTCTTTCGGCCTATCAGCTGCACGTTGGTATCGCTCATGGGGTCGTTGTTGGTGGCTCTTGCCCCCGGCTGGCTGTTGTCGTCCAGCGCCGCCCCCAGCACGATGTAGTCGTTGTACACCTCGGTGTTTTGCGCCGTGTATGTCATGCCCAGCAGCGTCGCCTCCCCCATCGAGAAGGCGTAGCTGACGGGCTTTTCACTGTCCAGCAGGTCGTCCTGGCTGGGGTCTATCCGCAGCCGCCCCGTGGCGTCGTAGCCGATCCATGCGTTCAGCATCTCTGCAAAGCCCAGTATCACCTCCGCGTATGTGCCGCTTCCCGGATCTACCTCCAGCGTGTACGGCGCGTCCACCAAATTTACTTCGGTGCCGTCCGTCAGCTTCTGCTTCTTGCCGTTGTAATACTCCGTGTACACAGGGGGGATGGGGTCTACCTTCCGCCCGTTTCCCTTGTCGTCCTGCAGCAGGGCGTTGATCTGCTGAAAGATGTTCACGTTCAGCTTTCCCTTATAGGTGCCCTCCAGCTTGCCCCACAGCGTCCCGTCCAGATTGGCCCACTTGTCCACCAGCTCGTACTGCATCAGCCGCCGTCCCGACTCCACCGTTTCCTGCGGACTCTGTATCAGGAAAACGCCCTGCTGTATGTAGTAGTCCTCGCCGTTTGGCAGCACCAGCCCCTCGTCCAGCGCGATCTCCTGCCCGAACCACAGGTGGTTTACGTTGTAGTCGAACGCGCCGGCCACGTTCGCCAGCGTCACGCTGGCCGTTCGCCTTACCCCGTTTTGCAAATTTACCGTCAGCGCCCCGTCGGCAACAAAGGCGCCGCTGTACTTATTTCGCGGGTTATTGTCCACGAAGAACGCCGTGCTCCCGTCCGGGTTCAGAAAGCGCAGCCGGCACAGTTTCTGAAACCGGCCCTTCAGCGCTTTCAGGTACGCCAGATATTTCTCCTGCTCCGTCATGGCACGTACCCTCCGTTCAGCCGCGCTTACGCTTCTTCCTGTCCTCCGCCGCCGTCAGCGCGTCGCACTCCTCGTCCGTGGCCGCCCTGATCTTCCGTATATCCGGGTTCCCCTTGCGGTACTGGCTTTCACGGGTGATGTAGTACCGTCCCGTGATGCCCGTTATCGGTATCTCTCTGCCGCTCTTCATCACCAAAATGTGCCGCGTCTTTTTCGCCATAGTCCAGCCGTCCTTTCTCACATATTCCGTCCGTCCGCGTACATGAAAACCATGTGGTTTCCCGCGTTCTTCCCCTCGCCGAATACCAGCACCACCACCTGCGCTCCCACCGGTGCTTCCGCCATCGTGCTAACGTAGGGCAAAAAGCTCTCCGTTTCGTCAAAGGGTCGTTTTACGCCGATTTTCCCGCCTGCCGCCGCGGTCGTCACCTGCGCCCGGTACTGCCGTACCATATCCGTCTGCGTCTCCCGCCCCCGCCGCACATAAAAGTTGTTCCACAACCGCTTTGCCAGCTCCGCCAGCGTCTTTGCGTTCTCGTCCATGCTCTTATCCTCCGTAGGGCTTCACGTTGTGCGCCATCCGGCACATCTGCGCCACCGTCAGGTGCTCCGCCTGCTGCTCCGTCAGGGTGATTCCCTTCACGTTGTAGGTGGGCCCGCTGTGGTCGCTGTAACTGCGGTTATCGCTGTTCCCCGCTACGCTGCGGCTCACCGGTGTCTCGCCGTACAATCCGCCCAGCTCGTTCACCCTGGCCCGGAACCGCGCATCTGCCGACGGCTTCAGCATCTTCGCCGTCACGTCGGGCGGCAGTACCATCTCGTCGTCCACTGTGGCCTTTATACCGCCCAGCCCGTGCAGCACACCGCCGCTGTCGTACTTCCTCTTCCGTCCCCCGCTGACGGCGCCGATAATGCTTCCCGACACAACGCTCGTCCGGTTTGACTTTCCACTGTTCGGCAAAGAAATGTTGTTCTTGCCCATGCTGATGGCATCCGAAAGGTTCCCCGTCGGTTTATTGGATACGCTGGCTTTCTCAGACTTGGTGGATTTCCGTACGCCCGTCAGGTTGCCGACCTTTACCTCGGTGTACCCCGACGCATTGCCGGTCGCGTTCCGTTTGACCTCTACCGGCGTACCGCCCGCCGTGATCGTCACGCCTGCCGCAGCCGCCTTTGCCGCCAGCACCCCGTTGGCCCATTCCCACCAGTTCTGAACGCTCTGATCCAGCAGGACTTCCTCTTGAGCCACCGTTTCACCCAGCGCGTTGATGTATTCCTCCAGTGCGTCAATTTTCAGCTGGTACGCCGCCTCGATGGCCTTCTTCCTCGCCTCCAGTTCCTCAATGGCGAGGTCCAGCTCCATCTCCCGCTCATAGTCCCGCAGGTCCTTCTTCGCGTCCGCAAGGTCCTCCTCGGCCTTCTTCACTTTCTCCGGGTCCGCGATCCACTCCCACTGCCCGGACTCGGCGTTGTACATCCGCACCGTGCGCTCGTTCCGGGCGTTCAGCAGCGCGTCCTGCTTCCGCATGACCTCCAGCCGCAGCTCCTCCAGCTTCTCGGCCCGGTCTATCTCCTCGTTCTGCTTCTTCAGCGCGTCGATCTGCGCGTCTATGGCCGCCAGCTCTGCGTCCCGCTGCTTTTCCAGCGCATCGATCTCGTCCTGATACTTCTTTTTCGCCGCGCTGCTGCCGGAGGACCCCCCGCTGCTGTATCCGCCTGTGCTCCCGCCTGTGCTTCCGCCCCATCCGCCGTTTGGCGCTGTGCCGGTCAGCTTGTTCCACGCCTTGTTCGTCAGGTAGGATTGTGCTTCCTCCAGCGTCTTGAACTTTTTGTTGGCGACCAACACCATCGACTGCTGGTAGATCCTCCCCGCGTTCAGCAGGTTCCCGTAAGCTTGAGTTGTATACCCGATGGTGGCCGCCAGCGTTCGCAGCGCACTGATCTGCTGGCTGAAATTCAGCTTTGTGTTGCTGGCCGTGATCTGCGCCGCCACCAGGTCGTACAGCGCCTTGCCTGTATACCCCGCCTGCTGTGCCTCGGAGATCAGTTTGTTTACGTAGTCCTGCGTGGCCTTTTGCGTCACGCCCAGGATCTCCTGCACCCTGTCATAGGCCGCCACCAGCTGCCGCTGTTCCTCCGATACCGCAAAGCCATAGTTGATCGCCTTGCGTATCGTTTCTACTTCTTCCTCGCGGCCCTCCTGCAGCTTCGACAGGGAGTAGTAATACTCCTCCTGCGTCTTAGTGCCCGCCTCCATCTGGTCCTGCACCAGCTTCAGCGATAGCTTGTACTGCGCCAGCGATTCCACGTCCGCCTGCACCATCTGTACAGGGGTCACGCCCATGCCGTTGCCCACACTGTCGCCGCCGCCAACGTATACCTCGGCTCCGGTGCCGTGCAGCTCGTTCCATGCGTCCCACGCCGCGGACTCTGCGTCCCGTACCGCCTTTTCCTGCTCCTCGCGGATGGCCCGCAGCACCTCCAGCCGCTTTTCCTCCGCCTCCGTCAGCTCTCCGGTCTTGCTTATGAGCGTGTCGTACTCGTCCTCGGTCTCGCCCAGCGCACTCTGCGCCGTTTCAACGCCCTCCAGCGCCTTTTCATAGGCTCGCGCCTTTTCCGTACTCAGGCTGATCGCCACGCCCAGCGCCGCGAAAATCGCCGCGCCCACGCCCAGCTTCGGCAGCATTGCCACCAGACCCTTCATCTGCCCGGTGAGCTGCGTGATCGCCATAGCGTTGCCGCCTATGGCGGAGGTCAGCGTTCCAAAGAATGTTCCCACGCCGCTGTTCATCAGCGCCGTAAAGCCCTTGTTCGCCAGCGTCAGCACACCCACCAGCAGTCCCAGCTGTATCACCAGCCGTCCGGTGTCGCTGTCCAAAAACTCCACCAGCGCGATCACCTGATCCAGCGCACCCTTAATGGTGTCCGTCTCCACCAGGTTGCTGATGAACTCCGTCCACTTGTTGTGCAGTATCTCGGTCTTGCGGGTCCAGCTGTCCAGCGCGTTCTCCACTTCCTTATCCGCGCTGCCCACCGCGTCGGCGTAGTCGCCCAGCATGGACTCGTACATATCCCAGTTCTGGATCAGCGCCAAAAGCTGGGAGGTACGCAGCTTGCCGCCGATGTCGCTGACCATCTCCATCAGCTGCTGCTCCGTCAGAAATCCGTCCTTCATGCTCTGGGACAACCCGGCAATGGCCTTCATGGGGTTAATGACATCGCCGGATGCCTGCGCCGCGTCATAGGCGTCCTTGGCGTAGAGTTTGATGACATCCCGCAGACCGGCAATTTCACCGGTGGTCCATGTCACGCCCTCGTCAATTTCCGTCTTGGTATCGCCGATGATATTCAGGAAAAGCGCCCGCAGCGCAGTGGCAGCCTCTGTGCCGGACCGCTGCGTCACAGCGGTGATCGTGCCGATAGCCGCCGTCAGTTCATCTGCGCCCACATGGGCCTGCGCCGCAATAGGCGCCACCTTGCCCAAGCCTTCGGCAATTTTTTCTATTGACGTTGCGTAATTGTTATCAATTTCATTTGCTCCATCGAGAACCTTCGTCAGCTGCTCGATGCTGCCCTGATACTTGTACGCCGCGTCCATAGAGAGCAAAAACTGCTGTGCGGTCTCTGCGTCCGTGTCTCCCACGATCTGCGTCTTGGTGGCCAGCTCCGCCAGCGCGGAAGCCTGCTCGCCGTAGCCTGCGCGGCTGAAGTTTGCCACGCTGTTCAGGTACTCGTCCGCCGCCACGCCGTAGGCGCTTGCGGTGTCGTATGCCTGCTTCTCGATCCTGTTCAGTTCCTCCGTGGTCGCGCCGGTGACTTTGCGTATCGTCACCATCTCGTCGTCCACGTCCTTCATGGTCTCCAGCGCTTCCGTAAAACTGCGCTTCAACCCGGCAATGGCGTTTCCCATCACCTGCCACAGCGCCATCTTTCCGGCCACGCGCACAAAGCTGTCGCCCATCAGGTCGGCAAAGCCGCTGGTCTCCTTGGCCGCCTTGCCCACGTCCCTGACCTTCTCCGCCGTCTTTTCGCTGCTCTGCTGCACCTTCCCGCTGGCGCCCAAATATGCTTTTTCAAATACCGCCGCGCTCTCCTTGGCGCTCTTGCCGCTCAGTCCGCTTACGCCGGTCAGGTCCTCTATGCGGCTCTGCATGGCGGTCGGCGCGTAGATGCTGCTCTGCTGCGCCGCATAGGCGCGGTAGGCATCCTTGGCTGCCCGCACCTGTGCCGCCGCCCTCTCTGCCGCCTTGGCCTGCGCCGTGAAGTTTTGCGTCACCTTCTTGCTGGTGATCTCCATCTCGCCGCTTTGCGCGTTCAGGGATTTGGAAACCTGCACCACTTCGCCCACCTGGCGGCTGTAGTCCGCCACGGACCGGCGCAGCTCTCCCTCCGGGCTGAAGGTCTCCGTCAGCTTCTGCAAACTCTGCCGTGTGGCGTTTATCTGTACATCGGCGTTCTGCGTATTCACGCCCAAAGTCACCGGGCTGCTCTGCAGCTTCGCTATCTCTCCCTTGAGCTGCGAAAAATCAGGTACAGCCGTTACTTTGAAAATCGCCATACGCTACCTCCAATCGTCCTCTTCCCGTATCATCCCGGTATCTTCCGCCAGCTCCAGCGTGGGGTCCGCTCCGTTCATGGCCCGCACCAGTGTTTCTTCCGCCCTGCCGTCCAGCATCTCATCCACGAAGTTGCGGAAAAACGGTCTGTTCTTTGGCCGTCTGCCCCAGTTGTACGCGGGGTCGTTTTTCTCGATCCGGTTCACCAGGTCGTCCCCGTCCACATGGGGGTCTATGGGTTCTCCGTTGCCGTCCGTTGCGCCGCTGGGGTGATACAGCAGCGTCAGGTTCATGCCGCCGTCCCGCTCATCCGAATACACCGTGGCGCTGGCGTTCATGTCCGCCAATCCCTTCGTGCCGCGCCGGCGCACATATTCCTCCGGCACCAGCTTGTCGTATACGTCCTCTACCACGTGCTCCCGCAAGCACTGCCGCATTTCCTCCGCCAGTGCGGGGCGCGATGCGCAAAAGGCATCCTTCACTTGCTTTTCCAGCGCGGCGATGTCCTGCTCAAACCCGCTGAACTGTCCCACCAGCTTCGCCATGTCCCGCGCCTCCCCTCTTTCGCATACGCCAATGCGCTGTCTTGCTTCAGCGCACTCGCGTCTGCCCCCTCCCCCGCCTTGCGGCAGGGGAGGGGATTTTTGTTGTCGTCAGGCTTCCTTCACGCTCACAGCGCACTGGTCGGTGTAGGTCGTTCCCTCGTACACGAAAGTCACGGTCATGTCACAGTCTCCGGCCGTGGCCCCTGCGGAGATCAGTCCGCTTGCGCTCACGGTGGTGCCGCTGGGTGCGCCGTTCAGGCTGTAGGCGCACTTGGCGGGATCCAGCACCGCCAGCTGGCCGTTCTCCAGCACCGCCTGGGGCTTCACCTGCGCCGTGCCGCTGACAGGGACGTTGATAACGCCGCCGATGGCGGTCACGATGCCCGTCACTACCTCAGCGCCGCTGTCCGGCACGTACACGTACCAGCCCAGGGTGCCGCCGGCGCAGTCCTCGCACTTGTCGGAGATCACGCTCTCGTCCGTGCTCAGTGCGCGGCCCACGATCTGCGTGGTGTCGTAGTTGCTCTGGCTGCCGGTCACGGTGGCGGTGTCCGCCTGCAGCTTCAGCGGTACGTTGATGTACAGCCAGCCCTGGCGGGTTCCCTCGTTGGTCTTGGCGTTTACGTTGCCGTACACCGCCAGCTGGGCGGTGAAAAGTCCCACCTTGCCGTTCATGCCGGTGGTCAGCTTGCCGCACATGGCGCTGAGCTTGTTCACGAAGTACCACACCTTGTACTCGGTGCCGCTCACCGCGGTAAAGCCGCTGATGGTGCCGTCCGCCGCGATCTCATAGGCGACGCCGCCCTGCTGGATGCCGGACGCCTTCTTGGTCTCCTGCACATAGGCGTAGGGCTTTGCCATCGCGTACTGCGCCACAGGGGCGCCGTCGGTCACATCCACCTTCAGCACGGTGCTGTTCGCCGTCACCACCTGGCACACCGGTGCCACAGCGTTGTAGGTCACAGCGCCGCCCACGCCCGCCATTTTCGTCCGCAGGTCAAAGTTCGCCTGGGTGAAGTTCACCTGGATGTCCGGGTCGCTCTCGATGATGGTGGCAATGCCGTTGTTCAGTCCGGCACGCAGGGGATCGCTGTTCACGGTCACGGTGATGCTGCCCTCCTGGAACTTATTGCTGCTCAGCAGGACCTGACCCGTTTCCATGTCGGCGAACTGCGCGGCGCAGATGCCGCGGGTATACAGTCTCGGATCGGTAAAAGTAATCATTCCGCTTTCACTCCTTTTTGATATAAAAAATGGAGGCAAAGCCCCGGTCTCCCGTTGGCTTCGCCCCACTTGGCGTTTCGCCCTGCCCGCTTGCAGGGTCTATTCCCTTCTCTATGCCTGTCCCATGCCCCGTGTCGATTCTTCCACGGGCCGCAGTGCCGTGTTGCCGTCGCTCACCCGGTCATAAAACAGGCTCGGCCACGGGTTGCCCCGTTTCCACTGTGTTCCTCTCGCCTCCGCGATGGTGCAGGTCATGTACCCCAATATCCGCTGCCACGTTTTTGCTTTCGTCTGCAGCTTCAGCAGTGGCCACGACTCTATTTCCGTCTCCTCCGCGTGTTCCAGCGCGGCCACCGTCGCCACCCGTTCCCACGCTTCTCCGCTCAGCTTTGCGCCGCCGTTCATCTCCGCCAGCTCCCGCTGCGCTTCCACCAGCTCCGGGTTAGCCTCCGGCGGCGTCAGCTCAATTCCGTTCTGTGCGGCGATGATCTCCCGCAGATACTGGAACTGCGCCGGTGTAATGCGCCACAGCTCCTCTCCGTGCAGCACGAACTCCACCGCCGTCAACCGGCTTGGGTCTTTCGTGTCCACCTTGCAGCGAAACACCTTCAAGCGCTCGTCCAACGGCTTTCCTCTCCCCAGCCGCAGGGAGAGCGCCAGCATCAAAAGCGCCCTTGACAGCAGCCCCACTGTCTCCTCTCCGCGCTCCATCGCGTCGTACTCCATCTTGTAGTAGGCCGCCAGCAGCGGCATCACAGCATACGCCACAGGGAGGCTCTGCTGCACGATGTCAATGCCAGGCCGCGCCAACTCGAATGTCTCCATCTCCTCCACAAGAATGGGGTACAGCGTCAGTCCCTCCGCCTGTACTTCCTCGTACCTGCGGCAGGCCCTTTCTATGCTCTGTGAGATCGCCATATAAACTCTTTTCCTCCCTCACGAAACACCTTATTGATTATGCAGTTTTCTTATACATGGATTCCCGCCTGTACCAGCAGCGCCGTCACCGCGCCGCCCAGCACCAGCCATACTAGCTTCTCCACCACGTCGTTCCACCGCTTCGCCGGCAGGTTCGTCAGCGTCTTTACGTCCTTCTTGACCTCCGACAGGTCCTCCCGCATATCCTTTTGTTCCCGAGTCATCAGCGCCACCGAGGTCGCCAGTTCTTTCAGCGCTTTCTGCTCCTCGGCCAGCTCGTTTATGCGGTGCGTGTTGCTTTTGCTCCGCTGCTCCACCTCCGTCAGCCGGTGGTCAAAAGTCACTTCATCCATTTGCGCCGTCCTCCGTTCTCTCAGAATGTAGTCACGACGCTTTCTTCGTCGCTGTCCGCCCACGCAAGGCTCATGTGTACGCGCCGCCCCACGTTCATGCCCTGGTCGTATATGGCGTGGGATCCGTTGTCCGCGTGTGCCCCTCTGTCAAAGGTCATCACCCCGGCTCCGCCTATGTTCACGCCGTTCAGTGCCTCAATGATGCACTGCTCCATGTCATAGCTGCGGGAGTAATCGTCCGTCCGCGTTGTGGTCTCGTGTCCGTAGTTGCACAGTATGTCGAAGTATATTCCTACCGCCGCCGTAAAAGGTGTCTTTGGAATCACCCGCCCGATGTACACCTTTACCACCGTCTGCGCCATGCTTTGCGCCTGTCCCCAGTATTCCAGCGGAAATATCCTGTACCCCTTGGGGTGCTTCGCCTTCTGCTCCTCCGTGTCCACCACCGGCGCCTCGCCGTCGAATACAATGCTCAGCTTCTCCTCCGCCGTGGGCAGGGGCTGGGCCAGCGGGTTCGCCCCGTCGCAGCAGATGTACTTCATCAGCCGCACCCGGGGTCTTGCGTTGTCGTCCACGGGCTTGTACCCGTTCCTGTCCGGCAGGTCCAGCAGGTAGTTCACGATCTTTTTCGGTATCTTCTCCGCACCCTTAAAGGTGCCGTACCCGGTTTCCACGCGCTCAAATGGATAGTAGGGGCTGTCGAAATCTGTGTTCACGCCCTCACCCCGCTTTCCGTTTTTCTAATTGTTTCACATGAAACGTTGTAGTTTTCGTTGCGTTTTTGATATTTTTGCAACTTTTATTTTCGTTGCGTTTTGAATATTATTTTGTTCCCTTTTGCACCTGCTCCGCCAGCTCCACCAGTTCTTTCATGCTCTCCGGCGTCATGGCCGCCGCGCTGCTCATGGCCATCCGCGCCACCACATCGTTCATCACCGCCAGATTGGCGTTGATCTCCGTGTTCAGCATTTTCTCCAGGTCCCGGTAATCCGCCAGCAGGTCATACGCCTTGTCCCGCAGGGCGTCGCTCTGCTTCTTCATCCGGTCTATCTGGTTGACCAGCTGCATCCCGCCCACCAGATCGTAGTCGTCGGCGCTCATCAGCCACTTGTCCTCCTCGCAGCCGTCGAAGTCCAGCCGCAGATACGCCCGTGCCAGTATGCCCATCAGGTAGCGCCGTTTCCGCTGTCCGTTCTCCCGGTACATGGGAGGCACATCGCCCCGGAAGCGCTCCCCGGTATTCACCACCACCCGGTCGATGCACCTCTCCGCGCAGTGGCTCACGATGGCCGCCTTCTCCATCAGCGGCACATAATCGTTGGCCTTGGCGAATACCTCCTTCATGGTAATGGGCTTGCGCTCTTTAATGCTGTTTTCCATCTCTCCTGCTCCTTTCAGATTCATAATGGAAATTCCCTCACGTATTTACTTTTTCTCCCTACAGCGCAGTGAGCAGTTCCGCCACTGCGCCGCGTTTTCGTACCGTCCGCTGTCCGGGCAGTGGTACTGGTAGCAGCAGAAGTCGTGCTCTCCCGTCTGCCTCCTGCACCGTATGATGATCTCCCCTACCTTCCGGTAGGCGTGCTCACATATCGGCTTTGCCATCGTTCTTACCACCCCTCCAGTGTGATGTCCGTGCTCACGCTCTTGCCCTTACAGGCGGCCGTCACCGTCAAAGGCTTCACGCTCCCGCCCCAGCAGTACACGGTGGCGGTGCTGCCGTCCACCTCTGCGGTGTAGCTGTCCTCCGCCGCCCCGGTGAAGGTCCATTCCACCGCGTCTCCGGTCTCCGCGCCGTTCTCGGTGTATATGGCCGTCAGCACGGTCTTGCCGTAGGCTTCCAGTCTCTCCACCGGATCCGTCTGCCAGTGTACGCCGCTTACGCTTTCTGCCACCGTCACGGCATAGGTGCCGTAGTGCTCCTCGTTCTGCACCAGCACCGCCGTGATGGTGCACTCTCCCTCGCCCACTGCCGTCACGTTGCCCGTGGGGTCCACCCGGCATACGCTCTCGTCGCTGCTGTACCACAGATAGCGGGTGGGGTGTTCTGTGTTTCCGTCCGCCGCCTCTCCGTTTCGCAGGGATGCGGCGGTAAACTTCGCCTTTTCTCCCGCGCTCATGGCCGCCCTGCCGCCCACGTTCACCTCCCATGTGAAGGGATAGGCGTTGGCCACCCGGCGCACCAGATCGTCCTTCTCCCTATCCGGCTCCGTCATCCGCGCCGTAAACCGCAGCAGCCGGCAGCTCTCGTCGTCCCCGGTGAACTCCTGCGCCACGTCCGCGTAGCCGGTGATCTGATACGCCATCCGCCCCAGGATCAGGCGGCTGTTCACGTCCAGGTTTTCCGTTTCGCTGTTGCGCTGTATGGTAATGTTGAAGTACCCCTGCATGATGAGCATGGTCTCCTGAAAGTCGTTGGCGTTGGCGTTCAGCTTCACGTTTTCCACCACCATCGGTTCCTTCAGCACGTTGCCGTACCAATCCAGATGGTTCCATGTGGCGTTGCACCGCCTTATGATGCCGCCGCCCACGGCAGAGGATATGTTGGCCGGGTTCGTCACCAGCCATGTGGAGCCCATTGTCTCCATTTTTGCGCCCTCCGGCACATATTCGATGCGCCGGTCTACAAACAGGACCTCCTTATAGTTGTCTATGGGTCGGTCTATGGCGTTGCCCTTCTTCCGCGCATCGGCAAGGCGTACCAGCTGTTCGCTCCACTCGTAAAAGTTGTTGGGGTCGCTGTCCAGCCCCTGCACCCGGCACGCGGTGTAGTCGCTGGCGTATTTGCCGTATGCCTGCACGAATCGCGCCGTCGGATCTCCAAAGTAGGGGTTGCGCCTGTCGCTGTACTGTGCGGGGCGGTTGGTGGGCGCCTGCGGTCTCTCCGCCATCGCGGAGATATTGCCCAAATCGTTCTTTATGTCCGCCATCGCCCGTCACCTCCCCGTTTCACAGGAACTGGTATCGTCCGTACCCGCCCCGACCTCTGCGCACCGTGTTCAGGAACGTACAGTCCTGCTCATACTTGTGCATCTCGTCCATCAGCCTTGCCCGGTTCTTCTCCTGCTTCGCGGCGCCTTCCTTCATATAGGTGCCCTCGTTCACCGTGTCAAAGCTCGCGTCCTTTATCTTCATTTGGTCGTTCAGCCAGTTGCGGAAGAACCTCTCGTCCCATACGCTTGCCACGCACAGCCCAAGTATCCGCTTCTGCTCCATCGTCAGCTCGTGACCAAATTCACCGTCTGTGTAAAAGTCCAGCGTGTAGTTTATTCCCGCCATGTCCTGCATGGGGAACGTCACCACGCCTGTTTCGGCGTTGTAGCTCGCCCCGGTATACGGCACCGCCGTCATGCCGCCCGTCACATCCTGCTCCACAATGGCGCAGGAAAATAGCTCGTAGCCCACCATTCCGGTGTCCACTTCCGTTTCTCCCACCAGACTGTCCTCGCTGCTGGTCCAGTAGTAGTCGCCGTAGCTGGGCTGTACCAGCCCCTCACCCAGATACGCTCTCATCTGCACCGGCAGGGAGAATAGGGGGATGGCGTTCACCATATACAGGCTCATCCTCCGCAGGAACGCCGCCGGGTCGTTGGCTGCCTCCTCCTGCAAGCGCACGTCGTCGATGGCCACCATCGCGTGGTTCGATATGACCTCGCTCCACTTCGTCCCCATGTTCTCCCCTCCTTATGCCGGAATATAGATCGTTATCAGTTCTCCCGCCGTGCCGTCCGTCAGTGCCACGCCGTCCGCGCCGGTCGAATTTCCGCCCAGCCCCTCCACCAGCGGCGCGTTGCTGGGGTATGTGCTCCTGCCGGGGTACAGATTGCTGCTGGGCATCAGCCCCGCCTTTTCTGCCTGTGGATACAGGCTTTCCGACGGGTACAGTGTCGCCGAAGGGAATAGCCCTTTCGTGATCTTTACAAAGTCTCCCACCTGTACCACGGAGCCGGGAGCCACCCGGTAGGTCGCCTCCCAGTCTCCGTTTCCGTACAGGTACAGGGCGTAGCCTTCACCCTCCGCCAGTGGAAAGCGCATCTGCCCGATGTTCGGGTAGGTGGAGTTGTTTATCTTCAGCCCCGCTTTCCACTTTTCCAGCGCTCCGGGCGCACCATTGACTTGCATGAACCGTGCCGCGCCTCCCTCGGCCAGCGGCACCTGCACGACGGAGACGCCCGTATAGGTCACGCCGTTGATCTTTACATCTCTCGCCATGCGTTTTGTTCCTCTCCGTCAGGCTATCGTCATCACGCTGCCCGCCACACTGATCTGCGGCGTTGTCATCGCTCCTACGATGGGTGCCCCGCTTTTGTCGTGGGCGGTAGCGCCTTTCGCCAGCGTGTTGGCCGTCACGCTGTCCTTTGACAGGTCCAGCTTCACCGCGCCGTCCACCACGACCTTGTTTACGTTTTTCGCCATCGCCCGTTTACCTCGTTTCCTCCGCTTCTCAGGCGCCGATGGTCAGCGTCACGCCGCCGGCCTCGTTGTCCGTCTCGCTGACGGGGATAGCGCTCACCGTCACGCTGGACAGGCAGTTGAACCCCTCGTCGGGCAGGACCTCCTGGCTGGCAAAGGTGGGGGTCACAGTCTTGGCCTGTGCCTTCATGTCCTCGCTGCCGGACATGGTGCCCTCCACGCCCAGGATAGTCACACCCTCGCGGATGTTGGTGGCGATGAGCTTGGCCTGCTCCGCCTCGGCGATCTGCACGGTTCCGCTTCCGTCGTGGAAGCCCAGAGGCACGGTATACACCTGCGCCTTGGTGGCGATGTTGCCCGCCACAGCGCCGTTGTTGGGCATCGTACCTGTGACCTCCGCGCCCTTCACAAATGCGGTCTTGCCCAGCAGGATCTCCGCAGCGGACGCGGTAGCGCCGGAGGTGTCCGCATCAAAGGTACACGTACCCGTGATGGTCGCACCCGTCTTGTCGTGGGCAGTAATGCCCTTGAGCAGTTTGGCAGGCACCACGCTGTCGGCGGTCAGATCGATCTTTACCTGTCCGTTCAGAATTACTTTGTTGATGTACTGATTAGCCATACTCCACATCTCCTATCGTTAAAGTTTTTCCGCCGGCGGCATTGCTGACTTCGTACTGGGGTATTTTCTTCACCGTCACGTCGTCGTTCATGCGTTTGGCTTTTGTATGCAGCACAACAGGCTCGTCCACCTGCGGTGTTACTTCATATTCGCCCTCGTAGGTGGGGATGATCTCTCCCCCGGCCTGTATCACTACATCCCGTATTTCTATCTCCACCACGGGCTGCCCCACCGGGGCGGTGCTGGCGTTGGCGTTCTTCTTCTGTTCCGCCGCGAACTGCTGCAGCGCCATTTACATCACCCCTTTGGACCGGCTTGCGGAGACGTATATGGTCTTGCCCTTCGCCCCCACCACGCTCTCGTCGTTGAATTTTATCCTCGCCTGTACCGGAGGCGTCCTCCCGGCCTTAAATGCGAAGGTCTGCTCCTGCGTCAGCGGGAATAGCCACTGTCCGTTCTCCTCGTCGTAGCGCACCACGCCGGGGTACGTCCTCGTCAGGTTCCCTATGGTAATCTCCAGCCGCAGCACCATCTCCGGCGTTATCAGCAGTTCCCCCTGCCGCAGCACGATGGGCAGCGAATAGGCATCGCCCTGCATCATGGCCGTTCCCTCCTTCCGCTTATATGCTCAAGGACTTTTCTTCTTACTTGGTGTCCTTCTCGTTCATGTCCTCGATAATGGTAATGAAGTCGCCCTTCTCGTGCCCCTTGCGCTTGCTCAGCGCGTTCAGCTTCACCGTGCGCTCCCGCGTCACATACCGGCTGCCCTGTCGGTAGGCGTCGGCGTACATCTGCGCCGCCATCACCTTGTGTCCCTCGCACAGTGCCGGGTAGATGTCCAGCAGCTCGTCTCCCAGCTCCACCAGCTTGGCAAAGGCCCTCTTGTCCAGCACTTCGCCGCTCTTGTAGTCCACGCCCAGCGCCTCGCGCTCCTCGTCCGTCAGGCCGCTTATCACCAGCAGCCACCGCTGCGCCATGAACCGGCGGTTCATCTCCGTCAATATGCGGCTCAAATCCGGCTTCGGCACATAAAAGCTGCCCGTCTTGCCCACGATGTTTCCGTACATTCCGCCGTCACCGAACTGCACCACGTTGTCGTCCGCCACCGGTGCCATCCACAGGAAATGTACCTGCTCCGCGCTGGTGCTCACCTGCACGATCTGCGGCGCGGCCTGCTGGGGGATGTTCTGCAGCGCTTCCGCCACCGCCTTGGCCGCCGCCTCCTGCATCATCTGCTGCACCTGCTCGGCGGTGTACATCACCGGCGCGGCGGGAATTTCCGCGGCATCAGCCGCGTCCTGCGCATTCTCCTGCGCCGCCGCGTTCACGGCGCTGCTTTCGTCAGGCGTGTTCGCGTTCTTCCGGGGCGTCAGCATCACCTGGTCGTCCTCGCTCTCCTCCGCCGCGATCTGTGCGGCCAGTCTGTTTCCGCTTTTTTTCTGCTTACCCATGCCTTTTGCTCCTTTCAGATTCATTTCATGGTCTGTTTCTATCTGCCGCAATGCGTCAAGGCTCCCGCCGCTGCCCCGTTTACACGTCGGCGCATTGCATACCCGCGGCTTTGCCGCACATCCTTGTGGCGGAAACGGCAGGGCTCGAACCTGCGCCCCTCTGATTAACAGTCAGATGCTCTGCCAACTGAGCTACATTTCCGTATGGGGCTTTCGCCCCCATAAACTCCCTGTGCCTTTCGGCTCGCGGGAATTGTTTTCCAAACCGCCTTTTACGCCGGACGGGCGGCACGTTTACCGGCAACCGTGTTACTTTTAGGCGCTCAATGCACGGATAAAGCGCCAATGCTAACACACTTTCAGAGCGGCGCTATGCCATTGCCCAACGGTAGTGTCCACCGCTTTGGGCACGGACGCGAGGACTCGAACCCCGAACTGCGGTTTTGGAGACCGCCGTTTTCCCGGTTAAACTAAATCCGCATATCCGGGGAGGGGCTTTCGCCCCTTCCCCTGTGTGGTTTCCATTACACGGTGAAGTGCGCGATCTTGGACGCGAACGTGGCCACAGAGTCCAGAGCGATGGTCAGGTTCAGGCCGATCTCGAAATCCCCGGTGCGGGTGGGATCCATCTCAATGGAGATGGGCGTGCCGCTGGTGTAGCCGATGGTCAGCGGCTTTCTGCCGTTGCCGGCCAGCATCCAGATGTCGTTCTCGCTGAGCATGGTCTCCACGGTGGTGTTCTGGGTGCCGGGGATGATAACGTCCCGCATGGGCATCAGGCGCACCGCCATGAACTGGCCCAGGTAGCCGGCCTTGGTGTAGTCGGCGCCCAGCAGCGTGGCGATAGCGGCATCCATGTTCACGTTGGTGGAGCCGGTCACGGTGTTGGGCAGCACCTTGCTCAGGGCCACGGTGCCGCCGGTAGCAAACACGTCGGAGATGGTGGTGTTGTTCAGCGCGGCGATCTTGTTGGCGCCCTTCACCCAGTTCTGGTTGTTGAAGGTGAAGTTCAGGTTGGTGGGGATCAGGCTGGTGTCCTCCGTGGCGGTGGTCATGGCCTCGTTCCACATACCCATGGTCTTGGCGTACATACCCGCCACCATGTTGGCGAAGAAAACGCCGAAGTCCATGTTTGTGCCCACCAGCTGCATCCACTTGGCGGTGATCCAGCAGCTCTTGGGGGTGGGGTTCAGCGTGTAATCGCGGGAATAGAAGCGGTTACGCGGCACGCTGCGGCTGGCGCCCCAGCTGGAGTCCTGGAAAACGGGGATGTCGTTGCTGCCGATGCTCACGGCGTAGGTCTGGCCCAGCTCGATCTCCACGGTCTCGGCGAAGTCGCTCAGCGCCTCGGAGTACACGGCAGGCAGAATGGGGATGATGACCTCCTGCCAAATGCCCTGCAGCACGGCGTAGAACCGGGCGTTGCCGTAATACTCACCGCCATTACGCTTGAACTCCTCCCAGCTCTCGGGGGCCTTCTTGCCGGTGCTGGCGCAGGCCAGCTTGGCGGCGTACAGCAGGCTCTCCCGCTGGAACTGCTCGTTCAGCTGCTTGTAGCCCCGGTCGTTCATGGTGCGCTGCACGGTGGTGTTCTGTCCTTTGGCGCTCAAAAGGGCCATCTTGCCCTTCAGGGCGTGTTCATAAAACAGCACGCGGCCCTTGGCCACGATGTCCTCGCGCTGGTCGTTTCCGTTGATGGCGAAAACCTCGTTGGAAACGCTGTTCAGGTTCAGCTTTGCCATTTCTTACTCACTCTCCTCTCTTGTCACGCGGTCACGGTGCTGACCTTGCAGGCCCACACGTCGTAGTACACGAAACTCTGCCCGGCGCCCTCGGTGAATTTGCCGGTGCCCTTCAGCTTGAAGTAGATGGCGCCGGTAGCAGTGGGGGCGGCAGCGGCGGGCACCAGCAGACCGTTGGCGATGGTGAAGATGGTGTTCTCGCCGATAGCGGTGCTCAGGTTGCCCTCACCGAAGCGGTAGGCGTGCTTGCCGTCAAACACGATCTCGGTGAAGGTGCCGTCCCGGCCCGCAGGAACGCCCAGCCCCAGCGTGGCGGTGCCCACGGCGTAGTTGTTGCCGTTGCGTCCGCCCAGCATGGGCCACTCGTAGGTGTTGCAGGCGTACACGCCGGTGTCGGCGTTGGCTGCAGCACCCGCAGCGTTCATGTAAAAGGCGTTCTCGTTCTTAACGCCCTTGAAGCCCGCACAGGGCAGCTGCTCGCCGCGCACCACCAGCAGACCTGCGGAGCAGTCCGCATCCGCATCGGACACCTGATAGCGTCCCGTGATGTTGCACAGTTCGTTGAACTCGTCGTTGGTGATCCGCGGCTCAAACGCGGTTTTCTCAATGTATGCCATGTTTGTTCACTCTCCTTTTCGTTTTACTTGCCGGCGTCGATGCCCCACTTGTTCAGCAGAGCGTCCACACCCTCGCTTCCCTCGCCGCTGTTTCCGGCGATGTGCTCCCAGGCATAGGTGGTCTTTCGCTTCTGTGCGCTTCGCTTGTCGCTCTCCATCACGGCCTCGCCGCACACGGCCAGCACCGCATCGCGCACCAGTTTCTCTCCCAGCCACGCACCGTCCTTGTCGCAGCTGTTGGCGTACAGTCCGGCCTCGATGTTCTCGTTCACCGCCTTGATGGCGTCCTCCGCCACCTTTTCCTCGCGGTTGGCGTTGAAGGCGTCCAGCGTAGCCTTAGCGGAAGCCTTGCAGGCGCTCAGCCGGCGCTTGCTCTCCGCCTCCTGCATGGCGCTGATCTGCTTGTTGGCGGCTTCCAGCTTGGCGTTCAGGCTCTTCACATCGCCGTCGGTCTCCTTCACGGAGGCCACGGTGTAGTCCACCACGTCCGCCACATCGGCGTTCAGCTCCACCTCTCCCACGCTCAGCACGATGTGCGCTGCGCAGGGCATGATCTTGCTGGCGATCACCTCTCCGTTGTCGTCAGCGTTAAAGGTGTAGCCGAAAAGATTGCCGGAAGCGTCCAGCAGCGCCACGTTCAGCCCGTCCTCGCTCATGGAGAGCACCTTGTGGTTGGGGAACTTGGTCTGCATCTGCTCCATCGCTCTCTTGTTCATGTTGCTTTTCACTCCTTTTTTTGTGTTTTTGTCGGGTTCCTTGCCCTCGCTGCCCTCTGCGGCTGTGTGCAGCGACGCGGCCCGCAGCTTCAATTCCTTAAATTCCTCCTGCATGGCCGCCAGCTTTGCGATGCTCGCACCCGGTATCGCCGGGTTTACCCTGTCGCCCAGAATGGTCACGCCTATGCCCGACCATTTGGTAAACACGTCCACATCGCCTTCTTTGTGGCTCTCCGACACCATCGTCTCGGCGGAAACGTCCATCGTGCCCTGTTCCACGATCTTCCGCGTCAGCTCCGGGGCGTAAAAAGCAAATAGCCGTCCCTTCGCTCTGAGCCATGTATGACCATCCCTCTCCACAAGGGTAAAGTCCTTTTCGTCATCGGACAGTGTTCCCACGATGCGCTCTGCCGTCCCCTCCATGAAGGATTGGTACTCCTCCCCGGTCTTGGGATCCCGGCGCTTGCTCATGTTGTGTCCGTCTCCCACCTGCTGCCCCACATAGGCGATCAGGATGGGCTGCCCGATGAAGGTCTTGTAGTATTCCGCGAGGTTGCGGTAGTCCCACTTGTTGCGGTTTTCACCCTCGCGCAGGACCCACAGCTCCACGCCGAACTCGTATTCGTTGAGCTTCTGCATCACCTTCAGCGTGCCGCTGGCGCTCACCTTCTTGGGCAGCGCCTTGGTTTTCAGCGTGCTCATTCGTCCTCACCGCCTTCAAACAGTTTTCGGCACCAGCTGTCAAAGGTGGCGCGGCTCATACCCCCCTGGTCCCACATGGTCCAGGCATCCAGCAGCTTGCGCCTGTCGTCGGTGTTGGCGATCTGCAGCTCCTCCGCCTTCAGGGAAAGCGCGTTGAACTCCCCATCCGCCGTGGCGCGGATAAATCCGCCCAGTGCCTCGTTTACACCGTCCACAATGGCCACGCACACCTCGAATACCCGGTCCAGGTCGTTGTCAAAGTCCTCGTCCAGCTCCGGCGTACCCGGGTACATCAGCCGCAAATGGTAGTCGTGGGGTATCTCCGCGAACTCGTCTATCCGCTCCGGCTGCTTGTGCTCCAGCTTGTGGATCGCATCCGACAGAAACGGCATACCCATGTCGCACAGCACCCGGTCCTTGATGTCCGCAAACCACTTTTCTGCATTGCCGTATGCTTCCATCACCCGGCGCATCGGCTCCCGCATAGGCGCGAACCGGGGGTTATCCCAGCTGGCGTATTCCTGTGCTCTCATGTCCTCACTCCCTCTCTCCGCAAAATAAAAATGGGGCCGCAGCCGGTGTTCTCCACCGGCGCAGCCCCATTCGGCTTTCCCCGCAGCCCCTTTGCCGCGGTTATCCACTTTTCACGGCCATTGCGCCTACCTCAATACCCCGCGCATCCGCGCAAGCCTTCGGTCACAGCAGCCGCATTCTCTGTTTTCGTTCCCCACTGTCGCAGGGGCTCTCGCCGCCCTATCGGTCTGTCGGCATCGGCAGTGCCGTGCCTTTCTTTTTCTTCACCGTATGTACGGTATGTGCTTTTATGGCCAGTCCTTCCGCCGTCCGGCGTATCTCCACGTCGTTCCCTCGGGCCAGCTCCCGGTTGATCTCGGGCAAATCATCCGCCGTCAGTATCGCCATCATGCCCATTTCTTCTCAGCCTCCCGCATCTTCTGACGCTTCCTGCCCCTCTGTCGCTGGGTTCCCCTCCGATTTTGGTCTGCCTCCTGGATTGGTTGCTCTTTTAGCTTCCGGGGTCTGGTTTCCATTGCCACCGTTTTTTGCTTCCGTAAACGTGGAGCTGAGAGGTTTCCTCAAATCCATAATGCCGGATTCCAGCATCGCTCGGCTTATGGACATATCATCCAGCAGAGACATATTGTTCATAGCCAGATATTTCAGCGTTGCCGGCAATATGCCCAGCGTCATATCTTTTCTCAGGCTTTCTTTCAAATCATTGTCCGTGGCAATGTCCCCGAAACACTCAAATCTCCATGAATACTTCAGGTTCAGCCCGTCCATGATGCCCTGCATCATGCGCTCATAGCACCGGTATATCTGCTCGGCGAACTTGCTTTCTATCTGCAAGCTGATATTCGCCACGCCCGCCCGCGGCTCGTCGCTGGTGGGGATCAGGGCGGAAAGTCCCGCCTTTGCCATGGTGTATCCGTACCCTGCGGAGCTTATCTTCGTGGCGCTGGGCGCCTCGGCCAGCTGGTGCAGTTCCATGTTCTTCAGCGGCGCGGCGTACCAGCCTATGCCGCTGGTGTTGTTCTCCGCCAGCTCGTCGTAAAACCGCGTGCGGAAAAGCTCCCACCCCGCGTTGCTCAGCTTGTAGCTGTCCGACTGCTGCCTCGTGCTGTTGTCATCGTATTCGATCTCGCCCGTCAGCAGAGAGATCAGCGGGTTCTGTACCAGTTCCAACTGTATCTGCTCATACTGCGCGATCTGGATAAACGACAGGAAAAGTCCCGTCAGCGGCGATACAACCGCCGTCTGCGCGTCGTCTATCTCAAAGGGATATACGGCATCCACCGGCAGCGTCACCCAGTAGCACCACTTCCCGTTCTGGTAGTATACGTCCGGGTCTCCCGGCAGCACGCGGCCTCCCTGCTCCGCTGCCGTTTTCAGCTCGGTAAAGCGGTTCATATTGATGGTGTTCTTCGCCGCGTATACATACCGGGTACCCGCGCCCTTGGGCGGTCTCGCCGCCACCTGGGTGAATATGCCCCAGTAGGGCTTAAACAGCTCCCCGAACTGCGCCGGCTCACATCCCGGCTTCAGAAAGTACATCATGTTAAAGGCCACGGTGTACTTCGACACGCTGTTGAACCCCACGATCTTTGTCCAGTCGCTGGGCAGCTGCTGCATAAAAGCGTAGTTCACCTTGTTGTGGGGCTTGTCCACGCTCACGCGGGGGTAGTAAAATACTTTGCCCTCCTGCACCGCCTGCCCCGCCAGCTTGTGGGCCGTGGTCTTTACGTCCAGCTTGCGCCGCAGCTTCTCCAGCAGTTTCCACTCCCGCCAGAACTCGTCGTTCTTCGCCGTGTCCTTATCGGTGAACTCCGGGGCGATGTAGCTGTGATACGTCAGCAGATCCTGGTACATCTTCCGGGTGTGGAAAAGCGGATAGGCCGTAAATTCCAGCCCGTGCTCCACCTGCCGCAGCCCCTGCTCGTTGCCCAGCGGGGCGGTCAGCATCTCTGCCACCGTATTCTTGGTATAGTCCTCCGGCAGCGAGGAAATGGCCTGCACCCTTCGGTTCTGAATGTAGGGGTTCACCCGTGCCGACTGGCTCATGCTCACCCGGCTGAAGGCGCTGGCCAGCGCCCCTGCCGGCATATTGCCGTACTGCTCCGCCAGCGCGTTGAAGCGCTGAAATATCTCCGGGTAGGTGCCGCAGGCTACGCTCTGCAATTCACTTGTCAGGTTCCTCCGCTTCTCCTGCTCCATGCGCCGCCTCCTCGTCTATGCGGGAGCGCTCTTTTTCCAGCTCCCTCTCCCACGCATCCAGCAGCTCGTTCAGCCGCTTCTGCGTGTCAGCCCTGTTCTTTTTCACTCCGTCCGCCAGCGCCGCTGCGATGCAGTCCGCCAGCCACAGCCGGTCTCGCTCCGTCAGGCGTTTCAAGTCCGCACCCTTGATCTCCACCGTCTGCATTTTTTTCGGCGCCGTAGTGCGGTACAGCAGCATATACCCCGCCGTTATCCGCACAAAGCGCTCCTTTTCCGCCAGCGCCACCGTTTCGCCTGTCACCCGCGCCGCGTACAGTCTGTACTTCCTTGCCGCCATTTCAGCATATCCTCCCGCCGCGCCGCGCCGTCACCGTGCGGCCTCCCGCGCCGGCTGCCGCCGCTCTGTGCGGTACCGCGGCACGGTTTTTGTATTTTGCCAGCTCCGCGTCCCAGTCGCTCTTATGCCGCACCGCCTGCGCTAACTCCTCGCGCTCCAGTATCTGCGCCACCCGCAGCGCATATTTCAGTGCCGACCATATATCGCGCTGTATGTGCTTGCTTATCCGTTCTTCCTTTTGGGTCGTGCCGCTGGCCACCTTTTTCAGGTTCTGTATCTGCCCCACCAGCTCCCGGGTCTTTATGTAGGGGTCGGCCAGCATGGCATCCATGCTGTCATCCTTGATCCGGTGGTACTTCTTGTAGTTCTCCACGCCCTCGTTCACGTTAGAGCACAGCAGTTCCACATTCCGGTTCTCAAATTGCAGCTCCGCATACCGCACCATCTCCGCGTCCGGGTCCGTCACGCCAGCGCCACCCGCCTTGATGGGGTACAGGCACGGCACGGCATTCTCCTGCTCCAACTCCGTAAAGCTGGCGTGGTTCCGCACGCACAGCGGCGCAAGGCCGTCTCCAAGGTCCATCATCAGGTTCTCCACCACGCTGGTGCCGTACTGCCATGCGTCTATTGCCAGGTATGTCGCGGCCCCTCCGTCGCAGCAGAAGCGGCTCCACACGTCCTTGATCCGCTGCGCCTGCATCATGCTCTTTACCGGTGGGTTCCAAACGTCCACATACACCACCTGCTTCAGGTAGCGGTCCCGCTTCAGCCAGTCCGTTTGACGTGTGCATTTCAGCACCACGCAGGCGCATTTTGCGTTCTTCTTGTCGTCGGCGTAGGATACGTCGTACCCCACGATATAGATCACGTCCTCCGGCTTCAGCTTGTTGCCTATGTCGTAGGCACAGTGCCGGTTCTCCGCTATCATCAGTTTGCGGCACTCTGTCAGCACCTCGTCCCGCACGATAGGATTGCTATCCGCCCCGGTGTAGCGCGATTCCATTTCGCGCATCCACCTCTCCGGCGTCAGCTTCGTCCGCAGCTTCTGCGCCCAGGAATAGGGCCGCATCTGCTGCAGTACCACGCACTGCCACGGCACGTCCATGGTAAAGGCGCTCTCCCCGCGCCCCATCTCCTTCATTACCTCACAGCGAACTTGGTAGGCGTGGTTCTGCTTTCGTCCTGCGCTGGTGATAGAGTGGTTTTTATAGGCCACAAAGTTGGGATCTGGTTCTCCGTTTACATTGTGCCGCAACCGTACTGCCGGCAGCACAACGGTGGTGTATTCGTCAAAATCGAAAGCGGGCTGTTCTTCCTGCGCGAACTCCTCCGCGGTAGCCGCGTGCAGGTTATCGCCGCGCTTTTCTCCGATATAAAAGGCGCTACCGTAATCGGTCTCTATCTTGAAGTCATCCTTGCTCTCCGCCGTTACCCGCCAGTGCTTGGCAAGCGCTGAGTAGTCATGCTCTATGGCATGGAATGTCTTGCCGCCTATGGATGCCAACTGCTTCAGCGAAGGCCCGGTATATATCACCTGCGTCCCCGGCCACGCGACACCATTCATCATTTCGGAAATCATCTTGGTGTACGTCTTAGTCATACCTCGCGTACCCGTGATCGCCACGTCCGTGTACCGGGCATAGGCTCTCAGCATGATCCGCTGTACGATCTCCAACGTCTTGAAGTCGCTGTCGTCGCTCCGCAGAATATCCGCCAGTTTATCGGGGTAACTAATACCAACGTGCAACCCAGACCAGCCAAGCCCACCAGCTATCCGCCATATTCTCGTAGTTCCGTTCCTGCGTAGGTTTCTTTGTCACCCAGCCCAGTCCAGCTACGTAAGCCTTTCCTGTCCGTCGCGCCATTGGTTTATATCACCTCACTCGCAAATGCCCAGCGATACCCGCCAGCACTTTTTCGGTTTGGCTTTTTAGCGCAAACCGCCCAAATCTGCGCCATGCACACGCCCGTGTCCACAAACGCCGCATGAGCCGATTCATACACCTTTCCAGTGTCTATGTTGATAACTGCTTTTTTCTTTCTCGGCCCTCTTCGGTTTGGGTCTATCTCATAAGTAGCTTTGTCCTTTTCATAGCACCAGTGGTAGCCGCCCGCCGTTGCCGTCTGCCCCGTGCAGGCGCTTTTCAGCGAGTCCCTTTTTATGTGCGTTTCCCGTGCCGCATCATGCAGCGACGGGAAAGTTCTATCCAGTTCCACGCAGTAGATTTTTGTGGAAAGGTCCCCGTCCAAAATGTTGTAGCCTTTCTCCGGGTTTGTGGTGTCCCACTCCCGAATAAGCTCCCGTTCCATCGCATGGGCTTCTTCCTTTGGTAGACCTTCCGCCAATATCTCGTGCTTTATATTATCCCATCCAAAGAAGTTCACTGCGTCCGTAAACCGCTTGTTGGCTTGGTAGCACTTTCCGTTCCCCCACCGTTTCTCCGGTTTTTTGAAGGATGTCGCCCCAACATAAATAAGGCCGTCAGGCGTAATATGCCGATAAACGAAATATCTTCTCTCCATATTTGTCTCCCATACAGACTTTCTATTAAAAGCCGGTAATCCCTCGTATGGGGAGGGAAACGGTAGCTACTCCGCTGTCCCGGTTTTAATCATTTTTTATGTTTCCGCAGCAGACCCATTTTTTCGTAGGCTTCCTTCTCCGCCTCGTTTGGCTCCTCGGCAAATTCACCCAGTTCATCCTCTATTGTTGCATCCTCTGGCAGTTCCACCAATTCCGGCAGCCCGTCGTTTATGCGGGCCTGATTGATGATTGCCAGCAGCATTTTCTCCGCTGCGTCCGCCGTGTAGGTGTACTTGCACGGTCTCCCAAATATCAGTTGAAACGCCTCATCCGGCGTACACTGCTTTCCGTTTTTCATCAGGCCCGCTTTTTCCAGCCTGTCCACGATGCCGTCCAGCCGCAGGTCCTCCACCGGTTTTGTGTCTTTCTTCCGCAGGTTTTCCGATGCCAAGTTTTCCTGTATCATGCTGGATAGCTTCTTGGCCTTGTCTATAGCGCCCATCTCCGCGGCGTCGTTCATCTGCTTCGTCCACTTTGCCACGTTCCGCAGGATCAGCTGCTGCTTGGCGCTCACCGCCTGCTCTCCGCCGAAGTCAGCGCACAGTGCGTTATAGATCCGGTCAAACTCGTTGTAGTCCTCGCTGGTGTATGGCACTTTCCCCGTGCCCTCGCCCCAGTCTGCGGCCTGCCGCTTGGTGCCCTGCCTGCCATCCCGTGCGCTTTTCTCCGCGCTCACCGCCTTGGTGAAGTTGCCGTTCTCCAGCCCCTCTCCGAATATCTTGGTGATGTCCGTCAACCCGTCGAGAAAGCCCAGCTCTCCGCCCCCCGGCGTCCGGTCCAGCTTTTTCTTTGCCAGCTTATCGCAGTAGGTCGTCCACTTGTTTTTGCTCCCGCTTGCCGGCAGCGCGTTCATGTCGAAAGGCTTGTTGAAGCGTATGCAGGCATAAAAATAAGCCAAACTCTCCCCCACCGCATCATTAAGCTGGTCGTAATACGCCTGCTGCTTTTCCGCGTCCATAGGTAAAAGTTCGGCCATCCTGCGCTCCTTTCGGATAGTAAAAATGGTACAAAAGAGAATTATCCACTCTCTCGTGTACCATTTTCGCAGGTTTTCCGTCATGTGGGGGACTTTTAAGTCCCTTTCCAAATTTTTTTATTCGCGGCCTAAAAGATAGTCCACCGTCACCTCGAAGTAGTCCGCCAGCACCTCCAACGATGAGGCTTTCGGCTCCATTTCCCCCTCCTCGTACCGTCGTATCATGTGCTGGCTCAGTCCGCACAGCTCCGCCAGCACCCGGCGCTTGATCTGCCGTCTTTCCCGCAGTGCCCGCAGTCTTTTAGGGAATAATTCGTTTGCCGCCATCTCACTGCTCCTTCGCGTCCGGCAGTTTTCCCGCTTCCAGCAGCATCTGCGCCTCCGTATTCGATATAGGAAAGCCCACGCGCTTGCGCCGCTGTATGCTCTTGATCCTGTCCGCCAGCGCCCTTTCCTTTGTCTTGAAGAACGGGCATTTCCCATTCGCGCTGCACACCAGCTCCCGCAGTCCCGCGCACTCGTTTTTCATGGATATGTACAGGTCGCACCCGCCCTTTGGGCGGTATGGTCCCTGCGGCGGCGATGCCTTTCTCCCTATGTTCACTCTTCCCGCCACCCCTCTCTCCACAGGTACGCGCTGCCCGCAACCAGAAACGCCATATCCGCTGCCACCACCACCATGCACAATACGCCCACAAGCGTTTTATATACACCCGCCGCCATCAGCAGCGCCAGCACTGCCGCCATCAGCAGCGCCAGCAGTATGTACACCACCGCCCAGCGCCGGCATTTATTTTTATCCTTCATGCGCTCACTCTCTTTCTTTTCGCAGTACCCGCAGTGTTCCGCGCATCAGCGTCGCATCCTCCGCGCCCGGTATCCCCTCCACCGCTTTATACAGCGTCGGTTCCTCCTCTCGTGACACTTCTTTCCACTCTATCAACCCTACCCTATCCGCCGCACAGCCCACAAGCGTAAG